ATATAAACACCGAAAAAACACCGAAATGGCAAAAGAAGATAATTTAAAACCTAATTGGGAACAAGGAGAAAGCGGAAACCCAAACGGACGACCAAAGGGAAGTAAAAATCGAAGCACGATAGCTAAGTATTGGTTGGAAGTAAAACAGAACTTAAAGAACCCTTTAACTGGCGAAAACCAAACAATGTCGCAAGAGGATTTAATGACGTTAGCGTTAATTAAAAAAGCCCGTGACGGAGACGTAAACGCATACAAGGCTTTAATGGATTCAGGCTACGGTGCGCCGATTCAACAAATCGAACAAACAAACATAGAACAACCTTTATTTCCTGATGTTAATACGGACGACTGCAATTAATAAAATCGCTAAGTTAGATAAGCGAATAAAAATAATTCAAGGCGGAACCAGCGCGGGTAAAACTTTTGGTATTATTCCGCACTTAATTAATATAGCAGCAAAGCACTCAAATATTGAAATTAGCGTAGTAGCAGAAAGCATACCGCATTTACGAAGAGGCGCATTAAAAGACTTTGTTAAAATAATGAAGTGGATTAATAGATTTGACGATAAACAGTTTAATAAATCTTTGCTGAATTACCAATTTAAAAACGGAAGTTACATTGAATTTTTTAGCGCGGATGATTCAAGTAAATTAAGGGGTGCGCGCCGCGACATTTTATATATTAACGAATGTAACAACGTAACATTTGAATCTTACAACGAACTTGCAATACGTACAAAAAGACGAATATATTTAGACTTTAACCCAGCAAATGAATTTTGGGTACATACAGAACTAAAAGACGAACCCGACACAGATTTTTTAATTTTAACGTACAAGGATAACGAAGCACTTGACCAACGAATAGTTAAGGAAATAGAAAAGAATCGCGACAAAGCCACGACAAGCAGTTATTGGGCGAATTGGTGGCGTGTTTACGGATTAGGTGAAATTGGAATGTTAGAGGGCGTAGTATTCAGTAATTGGAAAACAATCGACACGATACCAACCGAAGCAAAGTTAATCGGAATAGGATTAGACTTCGGATATACAAACGATCCAACGGCAATAATAGAAATATACAATTACAACGGGCAACGAATAGTTAACGAACTGAAATACCAAACAGGAATGTTAAACAGCGACATAGCAAAGGAGTTACCTAAAAACGTAGTTGTTTACGCTGATTCAAGCGAACCAAAATCTATTGATGAAATAAGACGTTACGGAATAACGATTAAAGGCGTTACAAAGGGCAAGGATTCAATTAATTACGGTATTGATATAATGCAACAACAAAACTATTTAGTAACGTCAAACAGCACTAATTTAATTAAAGAATTACGCGCGTATTGTTGGGATCAAGATAAAACAGGAAAGCAATTAAACAAACCGCAGGGCAAACAAGATCATGGTATTGATGCGCTACGTTACCACGAAATGGAAACGTTAGGGTTAAATTCAAATTACGGCAAATATTTTATTAGATAATTTACACTAATGACAGACGAACTACCGATAATGGTGCGCACAGTTGAGCAATTTATAGAAGATAAAACTGGTAAAAAGGTTAAAATAATATTTGACGACCCTATGAAAATACGGATGCACATAACAATGTTAAACGAAGCGTACAATATTGCGCTTACTTACTACAATAATTTAAAAAAATAGTTATAACAATATGAAAACGGAAATCTACGTACCTACAAAACTTGCTGAAATACCTTTACAGAATTACCAAAAATTTATGAAGGTAATTAACAATTCCAACGATCAAGAATTTATTGCCGAAAAAACAATCGAAATATTTTGCGGATTAAATTTAAAAGAGGTGATTAAAATTAAATGGAGCGATGTAAAAGATTTAGCGTTACATTTTAATAAATTGTTTCAAGAAAAACCAAAATTTCAAAGTACGTTTAAAATTCAAAATATGGAGTTTGGATTCATTCCAAATTTAGACGAAATAACATTTGGAGAATATATTGATTTAGAAAGCAATATAACCAGCGTTGACAATTTCCACAAAGCAATGGCCGTAATGTACAGACCTATCAAAACACGAATAAAAGATAAATACGAAATAACACAATACACTGGCACAAATGAATTCAGCGAGTTAATGAAGTTCGCACCTTTAGACGTAGTAATGGCAGCGAGTGTTTTTTTTTGGAATTTAGGAAACGACTTAGTAAACAATTCGCTTTCTTATTTGGAGATGGAAATAACGAAGAATCCGAAACTAATGATTACAGCGAACGAACGCAGTTTGGAAAGCACTGGGGTTGGTATAACTCAATCTATGCAGTCGCTCAAGGAGATGTTACCAAATTTGATGAAGTTACAAGGCTTGGACTTCGCAAGTGTCTTACCTTTCTTACTTATGAACGACAAAAAAACGAAATTGAACAACGCGAATTAAACAAAAGAATAAAACATGGGTAACTTTTACACAATAATTGACACGTTAAAAAACCATTTGGATAATGACGCGATAGTAAACACGGTTACAACGGGAGATATTTTTCAGGTCGACTTAGGCAAGCAAACAATATTTCCGCTTTGTCATATTATAGTAAATTCGGCGGTTTTTGAATCTAATGTAATTCGTTTTAATATTAGTTTATTGGCTATGGATATTGTCGATATATCAAAAGACGAAGTAACAGAAATATTTATTGGTAACGACAACGAACAAGATGTTTTAAATACCCAATTAGCAATTTTAAACAGACTATACGAAATGTTAAGACGTGGCGATTTGTACTCAAATAATTTTGTGGTGGATGGTAACCCAACGTGCGAACCATTTGCAGAACGATTTGAAAACTATTTAGCTGGTTGGACAATGACTTTCGATATTTTAGTTGCAAACAATATGACAATTTGTTAATGAGTGAAACATTAAAAGCTTTACAGAAATTCAGGGACTTAGTAATAAATGAAGCGAAGGCAAATTTACGCAGTCAAGGAAAAGACGCAAGCGGAAAACTTTCTAATTCAATTCAAGGTGAAGTAAAACAGATGCCTAATTCAATAGGTATTTATTTTAATATGTTACCTTATGGTAATTTTCAAGACAAAGGAGTTTCAGGAACTAAAAGAAAATTTAACACGCCTTATTCTTATACAACAGAAACGCCGCCACCAAGTAAATTGGATAAATGGATAGTTAGAAAAGGAATTGCACCACGAAGTAAAACGGGGAAGTTTCAGAGTAGAAAAGGAATTCAATTTGCAATTGCGCGAAGTATTTTTTATAAAGGTATTAAACCAAGTTTATTTTTTACTAAGCCATTTGAAAAAGCATTCAAAACTTTGCCAGACGTTTTAATAGATAAATACGGATTAGATGCCGAACAACTTTTAAACCAAATATTAGACACGAATTTAAAAAATATAAAATGAGTATTTTCGCACGAAGCCCACATATTATTTCAGTAGCCGAAATATTAAACACTGGTAGTAAAATTGAATTGTTTTTATGGAACGGTACAGGAAGCGCACCGGCAAGCCCACAATATACGTTAAGTAAATTAATTTCAGCGACAAACAATATTAAAACGGAATATAACATAAGCCCGTATATTAGAGAATATATTACATTCAATACAAGGCAACAACCGTACAACGCATGGACGGCAAGCCAAACAACGCAATACGTAAACGTAAAAGTTAAACGCTATAAATTAGTTTCAGGAACTTACACTTTATTAGACACAACCGATTATTTAGGTTACAACGGATTCGGATATTACGAGGAAGGTTTTAATCCAACTTTAAATTACGATATTTTACACGACGAAGGCACGTTTAATTATTTGTACGATGGTTTGGCGCCGTCAGTTTTTGCAAGTAGGCGACCAGGTTTTATTATGGTTAAAACGGGAACAAGTTACAAAGCACGTTACAGAAACTTAGTTACCGCAGTCGAGTTTACGCAAGCACTAACCAACAACGCGTTAATAGACGTTTTAAAAGTATATCAAAACAATTTTAGTAGTGGTAATGTTTTAGAAATTTTAAACACGGGAGACGCGGTTATTTGGAGCGCGACTTTTATTCCAAATCAAAATTGTAAATACGATCCAGTACTTTGTGATTTCGTAAATAAATACGGATGCTGGCAAAGGACTTATTTTTACGCTGCGAGTAACGACACGTTAACGGTAGATAGTCAGGAATATAATTTAATGCAAACAAACACGAATTATAATACTATTCAAGGACAAAGGCAAGTATTTAACAACAACGGAAAAAAGTCTATTAAAGTAAATACGGATTGGGTTACTGAAGATTACAAAGAATTATTACGGCAAATAATGTTAAGCGAAAAAATAATTATTAACAATTACCCAGCTAAGTTGAATTCTAAAACCACCGAGTTATTTAAAAACATAAATACTAAAATGATTAATTATTCTTTAGAGTTTGAATTCGCATTTGATGTAATTAATTCAGTTGTATAATGGAGCGTAAAGTACAAATATATATAGAACCGATTTTTGATAGTGGTAATTTTAAAGAGTTAGAATTATTTAACGACGAAACAATAGAAGTTACTTCAACTATTCAAAACATTGCAGATATTTCAAAAGTTTTTACAGACGTTAGCTTGAGTTTTAGCGTTCCTGCAAGCCCTATTAATAATTCTATATTTCAACACTTTTACGAATCAGACGTAGACGCAAGCGTAGATCATAGCATAAAAAGAAAAGCGTATATTGAAATTGATTTAACACCGTTTAGAACGGGTAAAATAAGTTTGGAAAAATCCAACGTAAAAAAAGGAATAGCAGATAGTTACCAAATAACATTTTACGGCGATTTGTTAAGTTTAAAAGATAAATTTGGAGAAGATAAATTAAGCGACATAAAAGAGTTAAACGATTATTCGCACGAATATACGGCAACCGAAGTTTACAATAGAATAACAGACGATGCAGTAGACTACGATGTTCGTTACCCTTTGATTAGTTGGAAGAATTTATGGCAAATTAGTGGGGTTGGAACTTACGACATAACACAAAATGCACACCCTATTTTTTACAATGAGTTATTTCCAGCTATTAAAGTCGAAAAAGTTTTAAGCGCAATTGCAACAAAATACGGAGTTACATTTGCGGGGTCGTGGTTAACTGATTTAAGATTTACAAAATGCTTTTTA